AAACACAGATGTCAAATGACGAAATCAAAGCAACAGTTCAAAGTTCATTTTCAATTTTGAACGGCTATGAACCCACATAAGAAAGGGGGTGCATTGAATGGAACTATTCAAACTATTTGGCACCATTGCCCTTAAAAACGAAGAAGCGAACAGGGGAATTGATGAAACATCCGACAAGGCGAAGGGTGCCCGGAAGGATGTTGAAGATTTCGGTGATGAAGGAACCAAGACGGAAAGCAAACTTGGTTCAGCGTTTTCAAAGATTGGTTCAGCGGCGGCAAAAGTTGGAAAGGTGATTGGTGTTGGTATGCTTGCGGCAGGCGGTGCGGTCGTTGCCGTAGGAAAGAAAGCACTTGATTCCTATGCAGATTATGAACAGTTGGTCGGTGGTGTTGAAACCCTTTTTGAAGATTTAAGTGATGATGTCATTGATAATTCAAAAGTGGCATACAAAACAGCCGGTCTTTCTGCAAATGAATATCTTGAAACCGTCATGGGTTTTTCTGCATCTTTGAATCAGTCGCTTCAAAAGTCGGAAGGTAACATTGCAAGGTCTGCTGAATTGTCGAATCAGATCATTATTGATATGTCAGACAACGCAAACAAAATGGGTTCTGATATGGAATCAATACAGAACGCATATAACGGTTTTGCAAAGCAGAATTACACAATGCTTGACAACTTGAAGTTGGGTTATGGCGGTACTAAAGAAGAAATGCAAAGACTGCTTGAAGATGCTGAAAAGCTATCAGGTATCAAGTATGACATTTCTTCCTTTGCCGATATTGCAGAAGCAATCCATGTTGTTCAGACAGAAATGGGCATCACCGGCACAACCGCAAAGGAAGCATCAACCACCATTCAGGGTTCCATTCAGTCAGCAAAATCAGCGTGGCAAAACCTGATAACAGGTCTTGCGGATGATAATGCAAATCTTGATGAATTGGTCAATAATTTCTTCAACAGCATTGTGACTGTTGGTGAAAACATTATTCCAAGAATCAGTGTTATTTTGAACGGTATCACCGGGCTGATTCAAAAACTTGCACCCAAAATCATTGAAGCCTTGCCCGGTGTTCTCAATACACTTCTTCCTGAAGTGGCCAAAGGCGCACAAGCCCTTTTGCAAGCCTTTGTTTCAGTCCTTCCACAACTGGTGAAACTGATAATGGATTTGATGCCGGACATCATCAAGGCATTTCAATCCATTTTCAAGGCAATAGTTGATGCCTTACCTCAACTTATTGATTCTATTGTATCAGCTTTACCAACACTAATTCCACAGATCATCACAGCTTTAATTGATATGGTGGTTTATTTACTGGAACACATCGGTGAAATCCTGCAACCTATCATTGAAGCCTTACCGGACATCATTGTTGCTATTGTTACAGCTTTGATGGATAATTTGCCAACCTTGATTGAAGGTCTTATTTCGTTTATTTTGGCAATCGTTGAAGCTATCCCACAAATCATCATGGGATTGATTGAAGCCTTGCCAACCATCATTGAAAAGGTCATCACCGGACTGATTGAGTGTTTACCCCAACTAATTGAAGGCTTGATTGAATTGGTGATTCAACTGGTGATTCATCTTCCTGAAATTATCATTGGTCTGATTGAAGCTATCCCGAAAATCGTTGTGTCAGTTGCACAGGCTTTGGTTGAAGCAGGACCCAAGATTTGGGAAGCGTTCACTGAAATCTTTTCAAAGGCTTGGACGAAAATTCAGGAAATCTTTACACCTGTTGCAGAGTGGTTCAGCAATATGTTTTCAAAGGCGTGGGAAGGCATCCAAGCAATTTGGAATAATGTTGTTTCTTTCTTCCAAGGCATTTGGCAGGGTATTTGCAACGCATTTTCGGCGGTTGGTGACTGGTTCAAGGGCGTTTTTGAAGGTGCTTGGAACGGTATCAAGAGCATTTGGGAAGGTGTGACAGGCTTCTTCAAAGGTATTTGGGACGGTATTGTTGGCATTTTCAGCGGTGTTGGTGAATGGTTCAGTAACATTTGGAACGCCGCAGTCAGCGGTGTCAAAAACGCTTGGAACGGCATCAAAGAATGGTTTTCAAACCTTTGGGATGGCATTTGGAATGTTATTAAAACACCTATCAACTGGATAATCGGCGCAATAAATGCAATCATTGATGGTCTGAATATGATTAGTATTGACATTCCTGACTGGGTGCCGTTAATAGGTGGTCAACACTGGGGATTTTCGCTTGACCATATTGCAGAGCTTGCAGAAGGTGGTGTTGTTGACAGACCAACACCTGCAATCTTTGGTGAACGTGGTGCAGAAGCGGTTGTTCCGTTGGAAAACAACACAGGATGGATAAATAGAATTGCAAAACAAATTCATCAGTTTAGTGTTGAGGATGGCACAGATGCAAGAGCCTTGACATCTAATGGTGGATTTATGACCGCAATTAGAACAGAAATTGGTGACAGAATCAAAAGCCTTGAAAGCATCGTTGCAAGAATTTTGGAAGAGCTGCAAGAGTTCTTCCCCGAACTGCTTGATGCGTTTGATGTTCAAATCGTTCTTGATGATGGAACATTGGTTGCTGAACTGACACCCAAGATTGACCGGGAACTTGGTGCAATCAGAAAACGAAAGGAAAGGGGATAAAATATGGACACAGTGACATTTGGAACTAAAAATTCATATACAGACTTTGGATTGATTCTTTCATCCAAGTCTGTTTCCCTTCCGAGAGCAAAGACAAAAACGGTTGAAGTGCCGGGTGCTGATGGCGAACTTGACTTGACGGACGTTTTGACTGATGAAGTTAAGTATAGCAACCGCAAACTTCAATTCACATTTACGGTTATTGACCACTTCAACGGATGGGCGACACGTTTGTCACAGGTTACCAATTATCTGCACGGACGGCGGCTGAAAGTAATGATGGACTGGGACAAGCATTATTACTATGAAGGTAGATGCACGGTCAACAGCCTGAAATCAAAGAAACGAACTGCAACCATTGTCATTGATGTTGATGCTTCACCTTGGAAGATGGAGCGCAATGCAATCTATCAGCCTTGGGAATGGGATGATTTTTGTTTCATTGATGGCATTATCAGAAAAAACACCTTTCATGTTATCGGTGGGGCTGTAGGTGGTCAGGATGTTACCTTGATAAATACAAGGAAGCCTGCAACACCGACAGTCACTTGTAGTGTTGCCCTTGTTTTCACTTTGAATGGTGTCACTGTCAATGTTCCACCTGGAACAACAACTTTGAATACTGTCAAAATGGTTGAGGGTGAAAACATAGCACATATCAACGCATCAGCCGATGACAATATTGAAATAACTTGGAAGGGTGGTTCATTGTAATGTATCAGGTATATTGTGATGGATTGCCCTTGCTTGACCTTAGTCAGGATGATGAATTTGTATTGATTGACCCTGAAATTTCATTGAAAGATAATGATTCAGGGCAGTTCAATTTCAAGATTTCCCCGAAACATCCGCATTATGACAGCATTAAAAAACTGAAATCTGAAATAATGGTTTTGCTTGATGGTGCTGAAATCTTTTGTGGAAGAATTACAGAAGAAGGTTCAGATTTTTATAAAAATAAAAAGTTCATTGCCAAAGGTGAACTTGATTTTTTAACTGATTCAGTTCAACGCCCGGCAGAATACCACAATTTGACCGTCAGAGGATTTTTGACAACCCTGATTGAAGTGCATAATGCACAGGTTGAAGAAAATAAACATTTTCAGGTTGGTCAGGTAACTGTTACGGACAGCAATGATTCCCTTTACAGATACACCAATTATGAAAACACCTTGGAATGTATCAAAGAAAAGTTGCTGAAGAAACTGGGCGGTCACATCATAATCAGAAAAGTGGAAGGTGTCAAATATATTGACTATCTTGCAGACTTTCCAAATACGAATGAACAGGTCATTGAATTTGGAAAAAATCTGCTTGATTTTTCAACCAACACCGATGCAACAGATATTGCAACAGCGGTTATTCCGCTTGGTGGCAAATTGGAAACTTCCACCATTCAGGCACTTGATGAACGCCTAACCATTAAATCGGTCAACGATGGTTCAGATTTTATTTACAGTCAAGAAGCTGTTGACAACTATGGTTGGATTTACAGAACAGTCATTTTTGATGATGTTAATGTTCCAAGAAACTTGTTGAGAAAAGGCAGGGACTATCTGACCAATGTGCAGTATGAAAATATGATTCTGAAACTTTCAGCGGTTGACCTTCACAAGGTAGATGTTGAAATTGAAAGAATTAAACTGCTTGATAGAATCAGGGTGAAATCATCACCACACGCCCTTGACCGTTATTTCCCTGTTACGGAATTGAAGTTGAAATTGATGAAGCCTGAAAGTGATTCCGTCACCTTGGGTAGTGAGGGGCAAGACACGACCTTCACATCATCAAGCATCGGCACCAATAAAGATGTGATGGAACGCATCAATGCGGTTCCTTCTGAAAGGCTTATTCTTCAGGAAGCGATTGACAACGCAACCGCATTGATAACGGCGGCAACACACGGTCATGTGGTCACAACAGCGGAAGAACAGTTGATAATGGACACTGATGATGTGGAAACTGCAACCAAAGTTTGGCGGTGGAATTTGAATGGCTTGGGTTATTCAAACACCGGCTATAATGGGCAGTACACAACAGCAATCACAATGGATGGTCAGATTGTTGGTGAAAGAATTGTTGGTGGTTCTGTTTCGGCTGATAAACTTGATGTGAATTATAGGTCATCTGTTGAAAAGAAAATCACCGATGCGCAAGCCGAAGCAGAAAGCGCATCAAACGGTTATACAGATAACAGTTTGAAATCATACTGGACGGCGGTTGAAACACAGACCATCATCACAAATACCGCTGATTCTGTTCTTCTTTCTGCACAACAAGATGCGGTTGCCTACACTGATGAACAGTTGCAGAATTATTCCACCTCAGCACAAATCAAGGTGACCACTGATGCGATTGAAGCAGAGGTCAATAAAAAGTTCAATACTTCCGAATGGTCAACTAAAATCAGAGCATCGGCAACTGATATTCAATTTGCTTGGAACAACATAAGTAAATATATTCAGTTTGAAAGTGGTGCAATAAAAATCTATGATTCTGCACTTACTGCAAGTCAAAAACTGCGGTGTGTAATGGATGATGCAGGTCATCAATTCTATCGTGACGGCTATCACGTTGGTAACATTGAAACCAATCAATGGGCTGACAACAACACACACAAGGGGCTTGTCTTTGATTTGGACTATCAGGGAAAATATATGGGCTTTTTGCAAAAAGCCTCTGCAAGTGCTTCAACCTATACCACCATGATGTGTTTTTCAAGGGCAAATTCCATTTATTCTGAATATGGTATGCACCTTGGTTGTGATTTTTACGGTCATAATTACACATTGCATGATGTTTATTTGTCAGGTGTTAATGTAAATTACAGTGGTACAAATTATAAAGGATATACAGGTACAATCCCCATTGTAACCAAATGTGAAATATCTGAAAACAGTAGCGGTGGCATTAGTTGGAGTATTTCTAAATCAAATTTAAGAGTTTCAAACGGACTTATCGTTGGATATTGGAGTTAAAGGTGATTTAATGCGAATTAAACAAATCGAAGATAAAGAACCGGGCAAAGAAGCGGTATGCAATATAGAAACTGCATCAGGTTCAAGTAATGGTTCTGATTCAAGTAACACTGAACGGGAAGTGGAAGAAAATGAATAAACCTTTATCAGTGATGGTTCAGGAAGCAAAGGCAGAGGTTATGACAATTATCAACCGTATTGGGTTGCCTGTTGAACTGGCTGACCTTGTTCTTTCTTCCGTTCTTTCTGATGTCAGAGGTCAGTTGACATTAGAAGTTTTGAACTATTCAAAGAAAATTGAACAAGAAATAAACAAACAGGAAGGTGATGAAAATGGCTGACATTTCGCAATATACCGAAAAAATCAGAAGGGCAGTGTACGGTGAAGAAGTCAGGGGTTCCATCATAAACGCTTTGGAAGCGGTCAATGATGACAACAATAGTTATCAGGCTATCAAAGATGAAATCAAACAGGATAAACAGGACATCGACAACACAGTTGATGAATTTGATGGTCTTGTTGAACAGGTCACGGAAGCAAAGGAAGTCATTGTTTCATCGTTGGAATCAGTTGAAACAGCAAAAAGGGACTTGCAAGCGGTTGTTGCCGATGCGGAAAGCAAAAACAGCACACTGGTTTCTTCCATTTCAGGTGCTTACAATGCTAATGCCGCTTTGCAGGCAGCCACAAGAAACGCTGAAACCGCAACCACCAACGCTGAAACGGCGAAAACAAACCTTGATGCTTCAATAGGAACATCAGAAACCAAGAAAGCAGACCTTGACGGTGTTGTTTCACAGGCGAGCACTGCTGAATGGAACTTGCAACAGCAAATTTCCAATGCACAAAGGGCAGGTTCAAACCTTGAAACTGTTATTTCAGCGGCAAACAGTGTAAAGTCAGAACTTCAATCTGCAACATCAGATGCGGAAAATATGAAGTCAGACCTTTCAGATGTGCTGACAACGGCAACAGAAAAGCATACTGTACTGACTGAAACGGTGCAGACAGCGGAACAAATTGATTCCCACATCACCAACGAAAACGACAGAGCCGAAAACAACATCAATGCACTTGATGTTAGACTGGAAAACGCTGATGAAATTCTGACCGGCGTTGAGGACATCAAAGCCTATTTAGGCTATGACGATGAACACATTGTTGGTCTGCAAGCGGATTTCAAAAACAAGGTGTTCAAACGCCTTGCAGGTGCTTATGGTCTGAACGCAGGTGCAGACTTTGATTCCTTCCCCATGTTTGGTGGAAGAAGGCGGTGCAATGTTGCCGCTGATGGAACCATCAATGCTTACTATGGTGACGAAGGTTACACAGAGGATGGCACCAATGGTCAGGTGATGGTCTATCAACCGGCATTTTATTACAAGGTTGTTCCCCTTGAACTGGAAAAGAACACGCAGTCAAACATTGGTTATCATTTGAGAAAGGCAAACTACTATGTGAGTAGCAAGCCTGTTTTCGGATTCAAGCGGCATCCGCTTTTCTACGATGAACAGGGCAACCCGGTTGATTATGTTCTTCTTTCAGCTTATGAAGGCAGTATGTATGATGTATCAGAAGAAGCCTATGTCAATGACAGTGTTGACACATCGGTTTCTTATGGTGCAGGTGACCTTCTTTGTTCTGTTGCCGGAAAGAAGCCCATCAGCGGTAAACTTGGCGGTGTTGGAAACAAAGTGCAGTTTGAAACAATGGCAAACAACATTGGTTCCGGCTGGCATCTGAACACCATCAAGGCTGAAAGTGCAAACCAACTTTTGATGATTATTGAACTGGGAAGGTTCAACACACAGGCGGCTATTGGTCAGGGTGTTGTTAGTCAGTCAGGTGCAAGCAATGCTTCATCTTTAACTGGTTCAACAGCAAACCTTGGCAATGGAACAGGACAAGCAACAGAAACCATTGCTGAATCAGCCGGAACGGAAACTGTCAACACAACAAGCGGCAAACTGTCTATCAGTTACAGAGGTGTTGAAAATCCTTGGGGCAACATCTGGAAGCATACCAACGGCATCAACCTTTGGGGTGATGGTCACATGGGCGCAGGTCAGGTGTATATTGCCGATGATTTCAGTTTTAACGAAAGCAAGCACGATGGAAATTATAAGCCCACAGGCTTCACCATTTCCAATGCAGGCGGTTATGTGTCTGCATTTGGTTATGGTGATGAAGAATTTGACTGGTTGTTCATGCCTTCCGAAACAGCAGGAAACAACTCTGTCCCTGTTGGTGATTATTACTGGTGCACACCTAACCTGAACGGATACCGCATTGCTCGGTTAGGCGGTAATTGGGATGGCGGTGGTAATGCGGGCGGTTTCTATTGGGTTTGTAACGGTACTCCCGGTTATCGGGATTTCGCTGTCGGCGGTCGCTTACTGTATGTACCTTCCGGTGCTGAATAACTAAAAAATAATTGAACGGATATATGGGCAAGCAACGCTGAAAATAAAAATTTTCTGCATGGTCAAGAAAAAAATCAATTTTTAATTGCTCAATTAGGCAGTAATTGGAATAACAGTGATAATGCAGGCAGTTTCTATTGGAATTGTAACAATACTCCCAGTAATCGGAATTACAATATCGGCAGTCGCTTACTAAATGCACTTAATTATCTATTGAGAAACGAAAGTGATTTTGCTTGCCCGACCACACGGTAAAACATCAAAATAATTGAACTGTATTGGTAACACCTTACGGTGTGAAGATTCGGTTTGAGCGCATACAAAAGGAACCCATCTGAATGAAAAGATATTTGCACCCATTAGACAATGCAAACATCACTTTATGGGAAAAGATTTGTTCAATGGAAAACCTGCAACTTGCACATCAAAATGCTAAAGATGGAAAAGGTTGGTATAAAGAAGTCAAAATGATTGATGCTGACCTTGACCACTACTTGAAGCAACTTCAAACAATGTTGTTGCTGAAAACATATCATACATCTGATTATGAAAACTTTTTCAAAAAGGAAGGCAACAAAGTCCGCTTACTTTCAAAACTTCCACATTTCCCTGATAGAATTTGCCACTGGGCGATTATTCAAGTGATTGAACCCATCTTGATCAAGAAGATGATTGCAAACACTTATTCTGCTATTCCTGACAGAGGTATTCACAGATGTTTACACGATGTTCAGGAAGCTATGCAAACAGATGTGAAAGGGTGTCAATATTGCCTGATGCTTGATGTCAGAAAGTATTATCAATCTATCAACCATGATATTCTGAAACAAACATACAGAAGAATTTTCAAGGATAAAGACTTGATATGGTTATTAGATGAAATCATTGATTCA